TCCGTGATTCGGATGCACGCCCGCACGATCGGGCTGGCGATCGCCCAAGAGGCCAACGCTGCTTCGTTCAATGAAAACGACTCGACGCCCGGCGGCATCTTAAAGCATCCTTCACGGCTGACTGATCCGGCACGAAAGAATCTAGAGGAGTCGTGGGCCAGGCGGCATCGCGGGGCATCGAACCGGCGGACGCTGGCAATCTTGGAAGAGGGCCTGACCTGGGAACAGACCAGCCTGCCGCCGGAAGAGTTGCAGCTTGTCGAGCAAATGCAGCTCACGCCAGCGATGATCTGCCGCATCTTTCGCGTGCCTCCGCATATGGTCGCGGACCTGAGCAGATCAACGAACAATAACATCGAACACCAGGGCTTAGAGTTCGTCCTCGACTGCCTGCGCCCGTGGGCCGAACGCGGCGAGGGCGAGGCCGACGTTAAGCTTTTCGGCCGCAACAATCAGGCGACGCTCGTCACCGTCATCGACCTGAGCGAGCGGGCGCGTGGCGACACGGCCGCCCAAACGCAGCACGTTCGCGAGATGGTCAACATTGGCGTATTTTCTATCAACGAGGGTCGCCGCTACTTGAATATGAAGGGCATCGGGCCGGACGGCGATCGGCGGTTTATCCAGGGGGCGATGATCCCGCTAGAAGATGCCGGCAAGCTGCTAGCGCAACCCAAGCCGGCCCCGCCGGAAGATTCCACAGAAGAACCGGCGTCCGATGCTCCCACCGATGACGAGCCGCTGGCCCGCGTGCAGGAGCGGACGATGGCAGTGCTGGTCGATGCGTGCCGGCGGATGCTGAAGCGGGAGGAAGGGCAGGCGGCGCGGGTGGGAGAGTTGACGCCAGAATTCATCGCCAAGCACCGCGACTACTGCCGCGAAATCCTACTGCCAGCCGCTGGAGTTCTGGGGGCTTGCCTAAACGCCCCGTCGGAAGCCATTGACGTGGCAGTTGTCCTGTTTCTCACTAAGCATTTTGAATCACCCAGCGCGGATCAGACGCCGGAAGCCAAGGCGGTTGAGCTGCGCGAGTATCTGTTAGCGGCAAGTGCCGCGAAGGGAGCAGCGTGATAAAACGAGCGGTAATGCCTATCCTGGCACGATTTCTGGTATTCCTGCGAAGTGCGATCTGGCCACCTATGGCAGCGGTTTAGCAATGACCGCGCGACCTACTGGCTTGACTGGTTGCCAGCGTTCTGCCTCAGACGTAGAGCACTGGCGCAACGTGCGATTAACAATCGAGGTTACGACGTTTACGGAAATAGGATACGAACCAAATGAAATCTAAACCCCAATGGCTACGAGCCTCGTTCAAGTCGCTCGGCTCTAGCGTGGACCGCACGGCGAACGTACTACGCGGCATGGTTGTCGCGCAGCTCGGCCCGTTCAAGTCGCAAGGTCGTGGACAGTTCGATAAGGAAGCTCTCGCCGGTATTGTTCGGCTAGGCAACGCCAAGAGCGGTGGGCTCAAGTCGCGATTCACTCACCCCGACATGTCGAGCGACGGCCTGGGTAAGTTCCTTGGTCGCGTCAAAGATCATCGCATGAGCGAGGCCCTGGACGAACGCACTGGCAAGATGGTCCCGGCCGTCCGCGGCGATCTGCACTTTGATCCGACGGCGCTCGACACTCCACCGGAAGGCGGTAAGCCGTTGGGCATCTACGTGATGAATCTCGCGGAGTCGGACCCGGCGGCACTGTCATCGTCGATCGTCGTGGAGCCGGATCGGTTTATCGACGACGGTAAGGGCGGGCTAGTGCAGCTCGGCGAAGATGAAGATGCACCGGAAGGCGTGACGCCTCTCTGGCGTCCACGAGTGTTGCACGCGAGCGACATCGTTGACACTGGCGATGCCGTGGACGGGATTCTGTCGGCGCCAATCGACATTGACCGCTTGCCGCTGTCAGTTCTCTGGAAAGGCGCGCAACTGCTCGATGCCGTATTCCTGGACCAGACGCGCGAAGTCATTGAGGCCCGCCTGACAGCCTACGTGGCCCGCTACCTTGACCGCAAGTTTGGTGAACCGCCGCTAGCCGCGCCGGTTCCGTTGCTCGAAGCTCGGCGGCTGCGGATGGATGAGATGCGTTTGCTCGTCGGGAAACTCAGGGAGGCTGGGTGATGGCACACCAAGGGAGGGTAATTGACGAAGCCACGAAGCGCACTCTGGAACGCCTGCGAGAAATTGGCCGTTCCGTCCGTGATGCCGCCAAGCAGGCCGACGTAGCAAAATCCACGGCTCAGAAATATCTTTGCCAACAAAAGAAATCCGCATAAGGTATTGCACTTCGGTACGCACATAGCGAAAGATCGAAACATCAGGTAGCCCGCGTTCCTCGCTTGCCTGGAATAGCGACTATCGAAGAACGGAATAGTGCCTTCGCTTGCTTAGGCGCGACCCGTTGAACAACCCAGTTCAACCGGCCGCGCCTTTTTAGTTGCGCGGCCCCTGAGGGTCGCAAAATGAAAATCGAGGAACTGCAAGAGCGGCTCCAGTTGCTGCTAGAGGAAAACGAAAACCTCCAGACTAAGGCCGACGCCGAAAAGCGCGACCTGACAACTGAGGAAGCCGAAACATTTGACGCAAATCTTACGGCGTTCAAAGCGGCCAAGAAGAACATCGAGCGGCTGCAAGAGTTGGGCGAGCAACAGAACCTCTTGAGCCAACCGCAAGGCCGCGTTACTAAGGCCGACGCTCCCGCCAAGCCATGCGACGAGGACGCCGAAGATTTGTCGCCAACCCCCGGCGCTCGCCGTAAGATTACGACCGACATTCGACCGGTCAACGAGTACGGCCTGACTCGCAACGGCGGTTTCAAGACGCTTGGCGAAATGGCGTCCAAGGTCGCGCAGGCGTGCTCACGCGGAGGCGAAACCGACCCCCGGCTACAGCGGCTTGCTGCAGCGACGACCTACGGCAACGAAAGCGCCGGCGCCGACGGCGGCTTCGCGGTCCCGCCCGACTTCCGCACGGCCATCATGGAGAAGGTGTTGGGAGAAGATTCGCTGTTGGCCCGCTGCGATCAGATCACTTGCAGCGGCAACACGTTCACCGCGCCTTTCGACGAAACAACCCCGTGGCAGACAACCGGCGGCATTCAAGCGTACTGGGATGGCGAAGCCGGTACGGCCACGCAGAGCAAGCCGCAGATCGAGCAGCGCACTGTCAAGCTCAACAAGATTCGGGCACTGGTCCCGATGACTGAAGAACTGCTTGAGGATGCGTCGGCAATGGATGCCTACCTGCGCCGTAAGGCCCCAGAGAAGATCGGCTTTAAGGTCAACCTGGCGATCTTGCAAGGTACTGGCGTAGGCCAGCCGGCCGGGATTCTCAATGCTGGATGCACCGTCAGCGTCGCCAAGGTCAGCTCGCAAGTCGCCGATACGCTAGTGGGCATAAACATCATCAACATGTATGGCCGTATGTACGCTCCGCTGCGAAGCCAGGCGACGTGGGTGTTTCACCAGGACACCGAGCCGCAACTATGGACGCTGATGAAGGTCGGCAAGCTCGACACCGGCGCTGCCGACACCGGCTGGGGCAGCCTGCTCAGCAACATCATAAGCTATGGCCCGCAAGGTCAAATGCTCATCTTCGGTCGCCCGGTGATGTTCAGCCAGGCGTGCGAAACGCTCGGCGATAAGGGAGATGCTTTCTTCATCCACTTCCCGTCCTATCTCGCCCTCTTGAAATCTGGACCGAATCCTCGCGTCGAAACGTCGATGCACTTGTGGTTCGATCAAGACTTGATGGCTTTCAAGTTCGTTCTGCGCGTCGGCGGCATTCCGTGGTGGGCGTCGAGCGTCGCCGCCCGCGATGGCAGCAACACCTATTCCTGCTTCGTCACGCTCGACGAACGAGCCTAAAAGGAGACCGATTCTATGCTTTCATCGAATGCAACACTCGTCGAGCAGACCAAGTTCGTCGAGGGCTTATTTGCCGCTGTGCCGTCAACCAGCACGCCGGACTATGTGAGCCTGCGAAACTATCCGCGGGTCACGATTGTAATTCAGGTGAAGAATGCAACCACCGTCACCGGCTCAGCAATCACGGTCAAGCAGGCCACCGCGGTAGCCGGCACTTCCGAGAAAGCGGTCTCCTTCACCAAGGCATATCGCAACATCGACACCGGTGCGGCTGGCGGAGATGCGTTGGCTGAGTTCGCTGTAACATCGGATACGTTCACAACCGACAGCACCAACAGCAAGAACCTGATGTACGTGATCGAGGTCACTCAGGACATGTTGGACGTGGCTGGCGGATTCGACTGTATCCGCGCCGGCACCGGCGATGCGACGGCCGCGACCGTTCACGTTCTGTACATCCTCTGGCCGGCGAAGTACGGCCGGGCAGTGACTCCAGCCGCGATTACTGACTAGGAGCAAACATGAAGGTCAAATTTCTGAAAGACGTTGCCACGAAGGAATCGAAGCCTCAGACGTTCAAGAAGGATCAAGTAGTGGACTTCTATGAGAAGCACCGCACTGATCCAGAATTGAAGGCTCAGCACGGCGACAGGATTGACGCTGTGGCACACGATCTGGGCCAGGCATCAGCCCGTCATTGGGTCAACCGCGGTGCCGCGGAGGAAGTTATCGATGCGCCGGCTCATAAGGGCAAGGCCGAGTCGCTCGTCCCCGGCACTCCTCATAAAGGCGCAGGTGGCAAACCAGAGGCGCTGTAGTGTTCGGGCTCACAGTAGTCACGCCGCCCGCCAAGGAACCGCTCGACTTGGGCGACGTGAAGAGGCACCTGCGCTATGAGCCGGGATATGAGGACGTGCTAATCCTCTCGCTGATTACCGCGGCCAGGCAGTACGTCGAAACATGGACCGGCAAGGCGCTGATAACCCAAACGCTGAGGCTGACTCGCGACTACTTCCCTGGCTTGCGAGAGGGCTACACGTTCCGCCTGCCAAAGCCGCCGCTGGCGACGGTGACGAGCGTGCAATACACGGACACAGCAGGCGCGACCCAGACGGTGGACTCCGCAACTTACGTGGTGGATGTCACCGCCGAAGTCGGCCGGATCGGCTTGGCCTGGGGCGAGATTTGGCCGACCGATGCAATCGAACAAATTGCGGCGGTGAAGGTGAATTACACCGCGGGCTACGGGCTCACGGGGGCTAGCGTGCCGGCTCCGATCAAGCAGGCCATGCTGCTGTTGATTGGGCATTGGTTTGTGAATCGCGAGGCGGTTGGCAGCGTCGGAGGGCCGGTGGAAATGGCCGTGTCGTCGCTGCTCGGCAGTCAGTGGTCCGGTTCCTTGGCGGGAACGTTCGGATGAGAGCGGGAGACCTAAAAGATACCGTCAATGTCATGCGCCCAACGGAAGCCAAAACAGCAGGCGGGCAGCCGCAAGGCAAAGACAGAGTTATACGCAGCGAAGTCCATTGCTTTATTGACCCGGTTAGCGGATCAGAAGCTGAAATCGCCCGCCAGCAAACAGGAGTCGCCGCTTTCGCGGTCCAAATGTACGGCGACCCGGCCGCCAGAATTGAGCGCAACGACTACCTAACGGGATGTGATTTAGGAAGCCGAGTCTTGTTCATCAGTTACGTCAATGACGTTCATAGAAATCACAGCAAACTCGTTTTGACCTGCGGAGAAAATCCGAAGTGACATCGTTAGGCGACAACCTGAGCAGCTTCCTCAAGGCGCAAACCGCGATTGCGGCCAAGGTCGGCAACAACGTGTATCACGCTGGCCTGCCGCAAGGCCCGCTACGGAGTTTCATCTACCTGATTCGCGAAGGCTCCCGCGAGGAACGGCATCTCGGTCAGCAGGGCGATTCGGCGTTCTCGCATACCTTCGCCGTCGAAGCAATCAGCGAGAGCGGTCGTGAGGCGGATGATCTTGCCACGCTAATCCGCGGGCTAGACGGTAGCAGCGGAACGTTTGGCGACACAACAATCCGCGGGATGTTCGTTCAGGATCAAAACGACGACTACGCGCCAAAGGGCATAGGCTCGCATCTCGGGCATACCGTCTGCGCTTTGAGCGTGGAGGTGATCCCGTGATTACCTGGGATGAGCACAGCCTAAAGCGGTTCCAACACAATCTCAGCCGTCTATCGCGTGGCGTTCGGATTCGCCAACTGCGTATTGCCCTGAACGCCTGGGGCGGCATCGTCAAGACGGAAGCCAAGGCGGAAGTCAATAAAGCCAGCGGATTCCTGTCCCGCTCGCTCATCGTCAAAGTGGTGATTCCAGACGCTTCCCGCAATGAGAAGCACCACGGCAAGCCAGCCCGTGTGATGGTTGGCGCTAGCCGCCGCGCTGTAAAGGCGCAGGCCAACATTGGCGGCAAGCTTAAGTTTCTGTCGGTTCGCAAGGCGACGAAGCGCGTGCTGAGTGGCGGCAAAGTGCGTGCCTACAAGCCATCTCGGTATTCACACCTTGCCGGACCTCGACGAAAGGCGCAGTGGGCCGAACGCGCCCAAGCGGCCGGCAACACTCGCGGCATGGCCAAGTTTCAAGAGAAGCTCACGCAAGGAATCGCGGCGGAAGTCGCGGCCCTGCCGAAATAGGAGCCCGCAATGGCACAAAGCAAGAACATCGGCCACGGAATTGAACTACACCGTGTGACCAGCGGGCCGACAAAAATCACATTCCTTCGTCGCATCACATTCCCGGAATTCAGCCGTGAGGATGTCAATTGCACGGATTTGGATAGCACGGTGCAATTCAATATCCCGTCAGACCCAGAAGATCCAGGAGAGCTTGCCGCCGACATGTACTGGACCAGCGGTGACACGAACGATGAGCTTATGGATACGGACTTTTTGGCCCGCACGATTGCCTCCTGGAAGGTTGTATTTCCTTCGCCGATCTCACGCACGGCGACGTTCTCGGCGTGGGTCAAACGACTGTCTCCGTCGCCGTTTGAATCCAACGGTGCGGTTATCCGGTCGATCGCCTGGCGACTAACGACCAACATCACCTGGACCTAATCATGTCATCCATCTTTACGCTCAAACACTTGCAGGACGCGCCGCCGCCGGCGCTCTTGGCTCACCCGGTTCCCGTGCCGGAATTTGGGTCCGGGATGTGTGCCTACATTGCCGAGCTGACGGCCGACGAACGCGATACGCGGCTTGAGGCCCCGTGGCTGGCCCACAAGGAACGGACTGGGCAGGAAGGCAACGCCGGCTTTCGCGCCTTTGTGGCCGCCGCCTGCTGGTGCAATGGACAAACGCGGGACTTTGTATGTGCCGACGCCAAGGCAATAGCCGAAGCCGCGGAGCAGCTTGGTAAGAG